TCTAACAAAAACATTAATTCAACGAATCAAAGTTAAAATTGCTGCTTTTGCTGCCCTACTTGCACCAAAGAAAATCAAAAAAACACGGACACAGCCTAGTGAAGAGCAAACACAACACCTCTATCGAGACGGATAATCATATAAATGAAACAAATCCTTGTATTGGTGTTTGTCAACCAGACAACAATGGATTTTGTATAGGCTGTTATCGCACTCAAAAAGAAAAAGAAAAATGGTACACTGAAAGTATCAAATGGAGAAATGCTTTGGTAAAAGAGTTGGAACACAGAAGAATAAGATTGCAATGATCAAGCGAGCATACAAGGATGCTTTTATCAGTATAACTAATCAAAAAGGTCTAACCTAAAATGCTTAAATTTATAAAAAACTTGTTCAGTCGCAAACCAACTGCCAAAAATATGCGAAATAATCCGGATCCTTGGATACAAGTTATCAAGGCCAACTTGGATCCTAAAAATCCAAAGCAAGGATATTTTGAGCTTGAATGGAACCCTGCGTTTATCAACCACCTAATGAACCATGGCTATCGCGGACCTACAGCAGAAGATATTGTTGATCGATGGTTTACCGATTTATGTCGTAATGTTAGTATGGACGGTGTTGCCGATGGTTCTTTTATCGCCGACGCCGGTCGAATAGCAACCAATAACAAAACTAAAAATCAAGAATAAGCGTATCTCGAGAAAAATTGGCTCAATTGCCTCTTAGGTCCATTGACAATATTTGGTCCTCCTTAGTACCTTAAAAGTCATTGACTTGTAGGTGCGTTGATGTTAACATAATGATATGAGCTACCTACTTGTTGACGCTGCCAATCTTTTCTTTCGTGCCCGCCATGTGATCCGTAATGGTGATCCAGAAGAGCGTGTAGCTATGAGCTACCATATCATTCTTTCTACTATACTCAAACAGTGGAGAGATAGACAGGGCAAGCATGTTGTCTTCTGCTTCGAAGGTCGTAGCTGGCGCAAAGATCATTATTCCTTGTACAAGGCTCAACGAGAAAACGCACGGGCTAAATTTACTGTAAAAGAAGCCGAAGAAGAAAAGATTTTTTGGGAAAGCTTTGATAAATTTTATGAGTACATTAGTACCAAAACTAATGTAACAGTTCTTCGCAATGCGGTGTGTGAAGCTGATGATTTTATTGCTCGCTGGATCCACCTTCATCCTAACGACAATCATACGATTGTTTCCAGCGACTCAGACTTTGAACAACTTATTGCTCCCAATGTACAGATCTACAATGGCATTACCGGTGTACTTACAACTCACAAAGGCTATTACGACGACAAAGGTCGTGCCATGGTAGATAAAAAGACTAAAGAAATTAAGACAGCACCCGAGCCTGAATGGCTGTTGTTTGAAAAATGTATGCGTGGTGATACCAGCGACAACATCTTCAGTGCCTATCCCGGTGTTCGGGAAAAGGGTTCAAAGAATAAAGTTGGTCTCAGAGAAGCATTTGTTGATCGCAACAACAAAGGATTCATGTGGAACAATCTCATGCTCCAGCGTTGGACAGATCACGAAGGTGTTGAGCATTTGGTTCGTGATGACTATGAGCGTAATAAATCAATTATTGACCTATCGGCACAGCCAGACTACATCAAAGAAATTCTTGATTCCACCATTGCCGACGCAGTACAACAACCAAAAAAAACTTCTATAGGGCTTTATTTTTTAAAGTTTTGTGGTAAGTATGCATTACAGAGGGCTTCTGATAATGCTCAACAACATACAGAATGGCTGTCGTCGAACTATAACTAAAATTTTTATTTTTGGTGCATTGATATGGTTAGCTCTCCTAGCAACGCCGGCATTTGCACAAGTATTCATGCTTAGAACCACCTGGGCATGTACCAATACTCAAAGTGTAATGGAGATACTCAAGACAGCCGACGAAACAGTCAAAGCCATTGGTAAAACACAGGTTGGCGAAGATACCCCTTTAGTCATGACAATTTGGGCCGGTAAAAATGGCAGTTGGAGTATTATTACCACCAATGAAAAAAATCCTAATATAAGCTGTATTGTACTCACTGGTGACGAATTCTTAGGCTACGATGTTGGAAAATCTCCGGGAAAATCTCCGGAAAATTCTCCCGTTACGGGTGCCCGCCTTTGGGAAGCCACCAAATCCGTTAATCCATAAGCCCTGTTTAATTGAATCATTATGTATGCACTTTTGCTAAATAAATGCATAATGAGCCGACCCAAACCCACGATTATCTTAACCAATACAAATCCTCGCTCATACAAAAGCGAAGAAGTTCTTGCGGCTGATGCCATTTATGCGGTATTTTACAAAGATAAACCCATCAATCTGCGTACTCTAAATAGCCTGGTCAGCTATCCGGGTCCTAAATATAAAAAAGTAAGCTTTAGTAACCCCGGCCATGCTTTTAATCTTGCTGACCGCTTGAACAAAATGTTCAAAATAAACGACTTCTCTGTAGTTGAACTAAAACAAGGAAGGCGTATCAATGAAGCAGGAATTAGCTACAAAGATAATTGAGTACCTAGAACAGTATCCTCTTCCACATATTTGGGTTGATACAAAAATAACACTGTACTCGGTTTTTAAAAATTACCAACCAGGGCGACAAAAAGGATTGCGCCTAACTACCTTTGGCTGGGAATTAATGAGGCCACACTTTCGCTACTGGTCATACAAATGCCCTGCTGGTTGGAGTCCCAAACCCGGACACCTTGTTGGATTAGAACAGCACTTGGACTGGCCTTATTATCACGGTGCTGGTTATTTTCGCATCTTTGGTGAAAATGATGCCATGGAAATTCGTTTGGTAAACGATGACATCATACTATGGCTAGAGGGGTTGAGCAGAAAAGCACTTAACAAGCATTGATTATCAAATTATAACAAGCCGCAAAGATCATAATTTACGGCTAAGTTATTGCCAAATCCTTTTTTATAAATAATTGTATGGAATACTGGCAATCATATGTGCGAGCCAGTTGGGAACTGGTGGTTGAAGCACAAGGGATTACCCAAACCTATCTCGAACCTGATGTCGAAGCTTTTTTGGTTCATGTGATGGCTCGTAGTTTTGATCGCACTGATTTTTGGTCTGTACCAATAGCCATTAAAATGTTGGAAGCCAAATCGTTACCAGACAATAAAAAGAAACCAGTACTGAGATCTGTGGGCGAAGAATGCCTATTCATCGATGCATGGGAATTCAAAAAAACTCGTTGGCCGGATAAATTCTATTTCAAGCAAATGGGTAGCATTGCATTTGGCATTGCCAGCTTGGCTACTAGACCCGCTGATGAGTTACTGGACATGGCAAGCTCGCAATTCAGCAACATGAGCCAGGTGCTGAGAGGTGTAAGGGACCTATATTTGTCTAAACATTAAGCAAAACAAAGAGTTAGCTAAGTCATTGATTTTAAAGAGTTTTTAGGCCTAGCTAAGTCATTGATTTTAAAGAGTTTTTAGGCCTAGCTAAGTCATTGATTTTAAAGAACTTTTTAAAGTGTTGCAAAAATGCCACATTTTTGAACCAAAGGCTCAAAAAAGGTTGACTCGGTCCTACGTCTCCTGTATACTTATAAAACCATGAGGCAGGTCTCACAAGGATCTGAGTCATATTGTAGCAGGATGTCCTGGTACAAAATTTTCACACAGGAGTATGTATAATGCTTAAAGCTCTTTCGCAGTCGCCCGGCGCCATCCGCAAGCGAGCGGCCCGTTTGCTCGCGCGTAGTGCTCATGCTCGCGCCAAGCATGCCGAGGTCGCGGCCGCGCTGCACGCCGCTGCTGCTGGCACCATGGGGCTCACTGTTGCCAAGCCCGATGTGGTGGCTCCGGCTGCGGTTGCTGCTGCCGTAGCCGAGGTTGCTCGTGGTGAGACTTTTAAGTTTGTTGGCTATGCCGTTGACACCAAGGGTCGTGGTGCTGTTCGCTACACGAACGACAAGCGCCGGACTCGTACGCTGGTCCGCAACGGTTGCACCGAAGTCAAGTTCGTTGAGCTTCCCAAGCCCATGACCAAGGAGCAGATTGATGCTTCTAAGTTCATTGCTCAGGTGAAGCCGGCCGCGGCGCAGGCGGCCTAATTGGGAATGGGTAGGGGTTAAAAATTCTTAACTCCTACCCTATCCTGTTATAATGTAAATATTATAAACGCCCAAAGGAGCCACAATGGGAAATCAAGTCGAAATCCGCACCGTAAAAATCAGCGAGTGCAAACCTATCCTGCGCCGTGCTGTTGCTAGGCGCCGTCCTGTATTTGTCTGGGGCCCTCCAGGTGTGGGCAAGAGCGACATGGTCAATCAGCTTGCTGCAGAGTTTCCTAACTCTGCTGTAATTGACCTTCGCATGGCACTCATGGATCCCACCGACATCAAAGGTGTGCCGTATTACAGTGCCGGCGATAACACTATGAAGTGGGCCCCGCCCAGCGAACTTCCTAGCGAAGAATTTGCTAAGGAACATGACATCGTGTTCTTGTTCCTCGACGAACTTAACTCTGCTCCTCCGGCTGTGCAGGCAGCGGCCTATCAGTTGGTGCTGAATGGCAAGGTTGGTCAATACACTTTGCCTAAGAATGTAATGATCATTGCCGCAGGTAACCGCATGGGCGACAAGGGTGTTACCTATCGCATGCCTAGCCCGCTTGCCAATCGTTTCCTGCACCTTGAGA